GGCAGTTTATCATAACAATAACATTAATGATGGATTGCCTATGTCTGTCATTGCGGAAGATGGCGATGGAAACGCGAGTTCCTACTACAACACTAGTACAGGGTTATTCACCGCTCCAGTAGGAGGTATCTACTTTGCCTCCTTCTCAGTATTAATTGAAGCCGCAACAAGTTCAGATTTCCAATTATTGAAAAACGGCGTTCTCTACCAAAGGTTTTTCCAAAACAATGAACGTGGTTGGCACGGTTCGCTAACTGCTCTGCTTAACGCAAATGACACTCTTAAATTCATTCAGAGGGACAATGCCCATGATGTTTACACTGCCGCTCTATACTCACACGTCACATTCACACACTTAGGATAGGAGACTGATATGGCATCTATACTAAACGTAGACCAGATCGGTCACAGCACATCAGGCATCACAGGATTAACAGTAGACAGCAGTGGTCGTGTGACTACTCCTGCAAGACCAGCGTTTCGTGTTCACGGAACATCGACAACGTGGACAAGCTTTGTCGCTAATACAAAACTTAGTTTGTTGACTTCAGTTGATTACAACATTGGTAATTATTACAACACTACAGACCACGAATTTGTGGCACCTATTGATGGGTTGTATCATTTCTTTGGTCGTCTTTATATTAATAACACGACTTCCACTTCTGATTTTTTTATTAGTATAGATGACGGTTCGTTTGATGGTTCTCTTTATTGGCACGCCAGCGAATCTACCAGTCTAGACCAGTCATCAACTTTTAGTGAAGTTATACAACTTACCGCAAATCAGACAGTCACTATTAAAGGAAATTCTGGCGCATATTTTCCAAATTATAGTGGTTTTGGCGGGTACTTAATAGGATAGGATAGCGATATGACAAGCATACTTAAAGTTAGTACCCTGCAAGATCCCACCAACAGCAACACAGCGTTGACCATTGATAGTGATGGTCGTGTGGGATTTGCCAATCCAATTCTCGTTCAAGCATATATGACAACCGATATGACATCTACTGGCATATTCATATGGAACAACGAAGTCATCGACACTGCAAATGCCTACGATCATTCTACTGGTCAGTTTACTTGTCCGAAAGCAGGGTATTATGAGGTTTCGTTCAATTATCTTGCCAGAAGTATGACTGGCGGACACCGAACAAATGTAAGGAAAAATGGTGTCAATCAGGGGATCGATTCAAGCAACGTTAATGCTTCTCTAGTTTGGTCATTATTTGCCAGTGGTACTGAGTTAAATCTATCTGCATCAACGATTGTTGAATGTGCAGTAAACGATTTGTTAGATGTTCACCTCACATATCTTGTTGCTGGGGATATTTATGGAAGCAATAACGCACATAACAATATGACTATAAAGTTTCTGGGGTAACTAGACATGGGATTAATACGATTACAATCAAGCAGTCTACCTGCTGGGTCTGTGTTGCAAGTTGTTCAAGGTTCTACTCAAACAGGAACAACAACTACTAGCACACCTTATGTATCAACAAGTTTGTCAGCAACGATTACGCCGCAAAGTACATCAAGCAGAATTTTGTGCATTGCTTCAGGCAGAGTAAACAATACTGCTGCGGGTGGTACTGACCTTACCATTTTCAGAGACTCAACTAATATTTGCCCAACAGCAAACGAAAGATTGGTAAATAATTATTTTGACAGGAATGGTAATAACAATAACCAAGCAGGGTTTACAGTTTTAGATTCTCCATCAACTACATCTGCTGTTACTTATGAAGTTCGCATAAGAGGCAATGGTGCAACAGCGACATTTGACCAAACGCAAATTATCATCTTAATGGAAATCGCTGGGTAATGAAGATGTCACAGGAAGTCACCCCAGAGTTGCGTGTAGCCTTGGAACTTGAGGCACACGAGAAAGAATGTGCAGTACGTTATGCGTCTGTAGAAGACAAACTATCTGGCTTAGACAAACGTCTGTGGCGTTTAGAAGCAATGATTATGGGGTCAACGGTTATTGTTGTTGGCCTCGCAGCATCCTTACTAATGAAACTGTAGGAGAATAGCCATGTTAGCGGAACTAGCGGCGGCTAACGCTGCCTTTGCCATTATAAAGCAAACTCTAGCCAATGGTAAGGAACTAGTTGATGCTGGCACGGCTATCTCTCAATACGTAGATGCCAAAGAAACTTTACAATCTAGAGCCAACAAAAAGAAAAATTCTTTCTGGAACCAAGTAGGCGGTAAGTCTGGTAATGACTTAGAAGAGTTTATGGCTTTAGAAAAAATCAAGCAGCAGGAAAACGAACTACGTGAGGCTATGCAGCTTTACGGTAGGGCAGGACTGTGGCAGGATTGGGTTAAGTTTCAGGCAGAAGCACGTAGTAAAAGAATTGCTGCACAAAAGCAAGCGGAAAAAGAACGACAACAATTTATTGACAACTGTATTGTAACTTTTTATTGGGCAGTATGTATAGGACTAGGACTAGCAATGCTGGGTATTATCCTGTGGGTTGTTAAGGAGAGTATAAAGTGATACTAGGAGTAGTACAAGCCGTGGCTGGTCTAGCCAGTACATGGATGGAAGGTAAGGTTGAAACACAAAAAGCCAAAGTAGCAGTAGCAAAAAAAGTTGCTGCTGGTGAAATGGAGTGGAACCAGACTATGGCACAGGCTTCTGCGTCAAGCTGGAAGGATGAATGGCTTACAATTTTGGTGAGCATACCCCTGATACTAGCCTTCACAGGACACGAAGACATTGTTCAACGTGGCTTTGAGGCGTTAGATAGTATGCCAGATTTTTATAAGACTGCCGTAGGCGTTGTGTTTGCTGCAAGCTTTGGTGTTCAACAACTTACTAAGATGTTCAAGAAATAGAGGTAACTATGAGCCTATACGAAAACATTAACAAACGTAAAAAAGCTGGTACTAGCAGACCTAAGAGTAAGTCTACTATCAGTGCTAAATCCTATGCCAACATGAAGGCTGGTTTTCCTAAAAAGACAAATAAGTATAAGAAAAAAACATGAACTATTCACAGTTAATTCAACAACTTAAACGTCACGAAGGATTGAGGTTAAAGCCTTACAAATGCACAGCAGACAAGCTTACTATCGGTGTTGGAAGAAACTTGGAAGATGTAGGCATCTCAGAAGAAGAAGCAGAGATGTTGCTAGTAAACGACATAGAGAGGGCAACAAACCAGTTGGTGTTGACCTTTCCGTGGACAGAAGACCTAGACACGGCACGTTTTCAAGCCCTTATCAACTTCACCTTCAACGTAGGGATAGGGACAGTGGGCAAGTTCGTAAACGCAATGGCTCTGCTAAAGGACGAAAACTACGATATGGCAGCAGACGAATTTCTGAACAGCAGGTGGGCTAAACAAGTAGGCCAACGTGCGGTAGAAGTTGCGGAGCAGATACGCACAGGAGAGTGGCAATGAGCCAAAAACAACAGATGGACGATTTACATGCTGCTGTTACTGCTGATTTACTAGCACGTGTACGTAGCGGAGAGGCAACTGCAAGTGAGCTTTCAGTAGCTGTCAAATTTTTGAAAGATAATGGTGCATCACTGGATGTCATTACTGCTGAAAGTCCTATGGCTAACCTGCTTGAGAACCTACCGTTTGACGTAGCGGAGAGTGTACAGTGACTAAAGTAGAAAAAGTAGTAGCTGCCAGAATGAATGACAGCACAGAGATTACAATACCTTTACGTAATCTTGTATCTATGATTGCAGCAGCTAGTATTGCTACGTGGGCATACTTCGGCTTAACAGAACGCATTAGCTTTCTAGAACACAACCTTGATTTAACTATGCAAGAGGTTGAAGAAAACGATGAGTGGATTGATAACTTTCAACCACCTAAATCTGTGCAGGACACTGTTAAGCGTGTGCATCAGTTAGAAATAGAAATAGAAAAGATGAAGCTTTTTTTAGCAGGGGTTAGGTCATGAGAGGACATAATGCTAGTTTAGCATCTAAGAACGTCACGCTACCTGCTGACCAGTCTTGGGTAAAGCTATTAGATGACAACCCATCTCGTATGTACCTGTGTATTCAAAATGACCACGACAACCATTCTATTACTATAGGCTTTAGTAATAACACTACAGCACCTACAAGCGGTCTTAATCTTGATGGCTCTGTTACCGTAGGGGACAAGGCAGCTACGTGGGAGTTCTCAGTAGCACCTATAAACGCTATATGGGCAAAGGTAAACGATTCACACGCACACGCCATCGAAGTGATATACGATGACTAAACATGTGTGTAAACATTGTAAGACTGTCCAGTACATTCCGAAGCTATTTGAGAATGTAAAACTACTATGCTATATATGTACAAATAAAATAGTGTTTAAT